CGCCCTTCCACGGCGGTGTGAGACTCAGTCAAAGTTCCATTCCTCCCCAACGGCACTCACAAACGCTTCCACGTCTGTGTCATCTTCCACGAAAGTCTCTGGAGCATCAAGATATCTCTCCTCAAAATATTTCAACCGATCTTCATAAGATTCTCCCAACATCTTACAAGCATCGGACATCTCACAACGTCGTGCTACTTCCTTCATTTGATCCCTTCGTTTCTCATAAACCTCCCTACCATGCTGCCACCACTCGCGTAGGGCTCCATCAATATTACCAGCAGATTGATCTCTCAAAGAAACGACTTTGGACTCAAGGACAGTATGCAAACTCTTAAAGATAGATTCCTCAGATAGAGCTCCATGAATAAGACCTGTATCTTTATTAAAGACATTCTCCCGCTTCAGAAAATCAGCTTCGCGATCCGTCATATACTCAGTAGGAGTAGACTCCTTATCAGGCATAGTAAAGACCATATCACGATCTTTGAGGAACTTGGCATACGATATGTGGTTAAACCAATCGTGTCCATCTTTAACAGAACCTTTAACATCATCACCATAAGTCATGACTCCAACAACCTCACGAAAAGGCAAAGGAGGACCCATGTAATTTGGATACATGTGATAGTAGGCACATCTTAATTGCAAGGAGTTTACAATGCAATTAATGTATACTGTCAAATTTTGACCAGAAGGATTAGATCCCTTGTGGATAATGATGTCTCCATTGTAAGCAACGCAGGAATACGCTACTTCAGTGGAAAGTCCCTTCATAATCTTAAGGTCTCTCTCAGTATACCTTCCGCATTTCTCCGCAATATCAATTAAAACAGCAAAAGCTGCAATGATAAGTTGCGCAGGCATACGAAGGTCATACTTACTGTAATCTCCAGCCAAAATACGATCGTCTCCAAATTTCTTCATGTGTTTGGCCAGCTCGTCCCATTCAGGACCTTGAGCATTAACTCCAACAGCACATTCAGAATGAATTGGAAACAAAGAAAGAAG